CATCTGTACAACTGCCCGATAGAAGCGGAGTCGATCACAATCAGTGGATCAGGCGAGATAGAGGTTGTCGATGGAGAGTCGCAACCCAACTCTCAATCAGGAGCAGACGCCTCGGATTTAGAGGAAGAGTCACCTCTAGATGACGCATCGCAGCCCGATAGCGTTGATGAGCCAGAAGCAAGCGCAGAAGATGTGCTCTGGGCTGTCACATTAGCATCACGCCTTGCCTCACTTTATGGGCATGTAGATCATCCATTGGATGTGCCTGTTATGGAGCGAGCACTCGGACAAGTGCTGCGCTGGGCTCAACACCTAGTTGCTGGATCTGGAAGCATGACAGCAGCTTACAAGCTAATGGCTTTAACCAGCTACACGAAGTTCTCTGAATGCGAGAGTGACGAAGGCAAGAAGTGTCCTAACATACATCTGAACTGCTTCAATGCGACACCTGGCTCGACCATTGCTGAGTGTGGGCCGGTCAATCCGTTAGTGTTATGGGCTTACATGAACAAGATGATTGCCTTAGATCCAGGAGAGGAGCCATTACCGCTCAACACAACGTCACATGGCGTAGGCATGATGGCTACCATGTTCAACATTGCTATGCGAACACATAGTGAGCTTGCGACCTCAGCTGTTGGACTTGACATCTACTACACACTCTGTGCTCTACCAACTACACGAGACAGTGAGTTGCGCTTTCACCATCAACAGCTCGCACTCGGCGCCATCGACTCTCTAGCGCCAGTTCTAACCGGATCAGGCATAAGAGTCAAAGTCGGTGATCCTGACACACCGGTCTCTCAGCTGTACTCAACGCTGATCGGCTGTTATGTGAGAGACAAGCTCTGTCTAGCGACTAACACCATACCGCTTTGGCTGATCAGTGTACTATCGGGTGAGACACAAGTGGTGCCCTCTCGTGGTGATGTGTCTGTCTCAAGAGTGGTAGCACCGCCTCCTGTGACTGGCGACAGTCTAGATGACATGGCTACTGAGACAACCAACCAAAGTGTCTTTTGGACTTGGGGACAGGCCTATCCACGATCACCAGACCTGTACACTTACATTGATCGTAGGTTTGACAAACCATCTATGCTTTGTGCTCGTGCATATGTCCACAACGACGTCTACAACATGGACACATACGATCAGACTGCAACCATGATGATAGTTCCGAAGCACTACTTGTACTCAACTGAAGTGCGAACTTTTGCCTTAACACCGCATGATTGTACATCTGAGTGCGTCTCGCCTCTCACTCATATGCGCATTCCACAGGGAGCAATCCCCGTGCGCGATCGTCCTCCAATGATGTTGGGCGACGCGACTTCCCTCCTCAACTCTGCTTTTCGCCGAGATGTGGATGGAAGCCACTAGAGTACAGACTTCTGTGCCGAGAGTTGGAATTACTTACAGCGGGCTAGAAGTCCTGCGACGCTATATCAATTATCCCTGGTTGCCGGGGCCAATTGTGGCCGCGCAGGAGCTCGCTGACTTTAAAACTACCATTCTTTCGGCTGAACCCGCTCCCTGGGATGAGAGCTGGTTCAAAGGACTACAGAAGAAGTACAGATCACCAGAGGATAAGTCCAACCTCTGCCCACTAGCAACGGGCATCCCAAGGCAGCAGATAGGCTTAGCCTTATCTTTGCTGCCAACCACCACCCGCAACCAAGTGACTAGCACTTGGATGCACCTACACCTACACACACTCACAAACGGGCAGTTGTTCGTCGCTTTCAAGACGCTCGGCGACATTGCCAAACATCACGGCAATTTACTCTTTCCAGGGTACTGGACGTGCATGGTTGACTGGAACTTGCATTTTGGAGCCGAACCGACAGAGGGTGCATCAGATGAGTTCGCTGATTTGATCGAGTCATGGGTCAGCACCCCCAAACCAGAAGACGCGATCGGATCAGATCGTGACGTCATGATCATGCGTGGCTTGGACCGGCTTGAGTCAGAGCTTGGCAGACCTAGTACGCCTGGGGAGACTCTAGATGACTTCTTGGCTTCTCCATCGTCTTGGTTAAGCAATGGGGCTTCTGACTCGAGAAAGTTAGAAGGCACTCGTTCTACTAAGTTTTCAACTTATGCAG